GTTCTTCTCCTGCTCGACGGAGAACTGAAGCTGCTTCATGTAGTTCTCCAGCAGTATCTGGAAGATGCGGTCCCCCTGAGCGGCCTGCTGTGCCTTCGGGTTCTTCGCCAAGATGTCCTGAGCGAACTGAAGCTTCGAGGAGGCCTGAGGGTCGTTCTCGACGTATTGGGCCTCGTTGCCGAGCATCATCAGGGCGATGTCGTTCGTGACGTCCTTGTAGAGCTTCTGGGACGCGGTTGCCTTGTCGATGACGAGCTCGCGGGCGGCGTCCGGGCTGATCGACTCGATGACGAGCTTGACCAGCTTATCGCGGTCAATGACCCCGGAAACGTCCAACGGAACGACAGTCTCGACGATGGACTTGAGCTTCTCGCGGACGAAGTCCGGGTCGGCGTCCCTGACGTCGAACCTTACGTTCAGGTCATACTGCGAGTGGATGTCCGAAAGGCCCTGCTTAAGCGGGGATCCTGTGATGCGGACCACCTCTTCCTCTTCCATGAACTGAAGGCACAGGGAGAACATCTGGCTGAAGCAGCGCGTCCAGAACATCAGCCAATTATCAACCTGAAGCTGCTTCATCATCTGGATCTTGACGGGGTCGATGGGCTTTTCTCCGACTTGGAAGCCGAAGTAATTGCCAAGGTTCTTTTCGACCTGCTCGATGACTTGGAAGGCGTACTCGGCACGGCCGGCAGGGGGCTCGAGCCAAGTGTAGTCATCCTTGTTGGTGACGGGCAGGACCTGACCGGGTGCGATCCTATTCAGGGCTCCTATTCTCTTGACCACCTTGACGGGCGGAAGCACTTCGATGGCCGTGCGGTCACGGATGGCGTCGTGCTGGGCCTTGACCTCCTCCTGCTCGGTCTTGCATATCTCCGGGATTCCGCGGGATTCCGTGACCTGTCGCCGCGAAGTCTCCATCCGGAGCTCAACGAACGGGTACATGTTGTGAGCGTAGTTCAGAAGCTCCTGCTTCGCGTACAGCTCGCTGCCGACCTGAGGGCAGAAGACTGTGTAATAGATTGCCGGGATGTTATCCTTGTCCAGCTGGCGATAGTAGGCCCATACGAGCTCCACAAGGTTGTCGCCGCGCTGGATGTTGGAGTTCAACATCGTCGTGGTCGGAACCAGATTGGGGTCATTGAAGTAGTAATGATTTCCCATCGTGCGGCTGGCGCTTTCGACGAACTCTTTATCCCATCCGTCTACTTCGCCCATTGAGCGAAGCTCGACCTCTGTGACGTACTGACGCCGGAAGATGACGCGGGCCTTCTGAAGGTCGCTGGTTTCTGGCGGGAAGCACACCTCGTCATATGGCTTCAGGGCCGAAACGACGGGGAGGTTGCGGGCGACGTACGGCTCGTCGATGTAGCCGGTACCCGTCTCGCGCATCGACTTGACGCACTTCCTGAGGTCAGGCTCCTTGATGTTCGGAAGGAGGGCCGTCATGAGCTGAACGGCGTAGTCGTCCTTTCCGGACTGAATCGCGGCGACCAGATTGGCCATCATGGAGTCTCCGGAGTTCTGCATGCGGGCCTGCTCGGCTGCCATGGCCAACTCTTCCAAGCTGATGGTCTGGGTGCGCTTGCCCATCTGGCGGTCCCAAGTGACCTGCACCACGGACCATCCGTAATTTAGCATGTAGTCGGCGTGGAGCTCGGCCTCCTTGTGAAGCTCAAGCTTCATCTTGGTCTCGATCAGCCAGCGCATCAGGTTCGTGGCCGACGCGGCCGCCATGGTGTCTCCGATCTCGGTGCCGCCCACCTTGAGGGTGCATGCCTTGAACGAGTGCATTAGCAGGGCCTTTTGCTCACGCACGAGGCGGTCGACCAGCCTGATGCGAACGTCTGACGCGCCCTCGAAGGGGAACGCGGGATCTCCGTCCGGGCGGGCGTAGCTGTGCTTCTTGCCGTCGTCGGTCTGTCCGGGCCAGCGGGCGAGACGAATATCGTCGGCATAGTTCATCTTCGACACCATGGTGCCGTGATAAGCCGAGCGCTGATATTCGTTCAGCAGGAACTGTATGTCCGGCACCCTGTTGTGGAATGCCAGCTGGTCGCGCTGATTAGGGTGATTCTTGTACTTTATCGAGGCCATTGGTGTTCTTGGTTATGAAATCTATGATGTCGTCCCGGTAGAACATATACTGACCTCCGTTGGTCTTGTATGTTCTCACGGATCCGCTCCGCCTTAGGCGTAGCAGGGTCGACTTGCTCAGGTTGAATACGACCGAAGCTTCGGCCAGACGGAGCAGGGGAGGGGTGTTGGCGGGTAGGTTTAGCATGGTATCAATAGCTTCCTCCTCCGACCGCCTTGAACGTCTTGTCGTCCGAGTAACCCGGTTGCATGACGGCGAGATACCTCATGCAATCGACGGGGTCCTTGCTGGCGCCCTTCTCTCCGTCGAGGCCTGTCCATTCGCGCAGGCACCAGATCGTGTTTATGCAGTCTTCGGATATGTAAAGCTTTGGCTGATTGACGGCGCTGAGGGGGTTGTTCTGGTCGTAGGAGAACCAATCGTTGAGGATCCCAACGCCCTCTTCGAGCCTGAGGCCGGCCGCCGGAGTGAACCACATGGGGTTCGGGTCTTCCTCTAGGAGTTGTATCAGGGTCACTCCGCCCTCCTTGTTTATGGCCGTGGCGTTCCCAGCCCTAGGGTCGATGTACCTCTCGAAAATCTCTTCGCCGGCTTCAAGCGAGCGTATGTGCTCCTTGATCTCGATGACGCCCATGCCGGCTCCTTGGCGTTGCGCGGGCCCGGGCTTGCCGTCCGGCTTCTCGCCGTTGAGAGCCCACTCACCCATGCTGATGTCGGGCCATTCTCGGTACACATACTTGTTCCCATTCTTATCTACCCGCATCCAGCACATGAACCAATTCCTAGCTCCGGCCGGATCGACGACCATGTAGTTCGTGCCCTCGCTGGGTATCTTGTCGGCCGGTATTATGTTCGGCTCTCCGAACCTTGGGAACTGTGAGCCAGACAGGGACTCGGCCCATCCGTACGCGCGTATCTTGACTTCGTACGGCCCGCGGCCCCTGAGGGCCAGCTTGATCTGCTCGAACGGGGAGTAGCTGTTCAGTATCGAATGGAACCAGATAACGTTCGCGGAACCCTTCAGGCAGGAGGCCGTGTAGGGCATGTGGCCCTTGGGTATGTTGGGAACGTTCTGCGTGTCAGGAAGCAGGTCCGCCTTGAGGGTCTTCTTGAAGCGGCACCCGGAGACGTACTCCTTGACGACAGGCGTATAGCCCGTGATAGGGGTGAAGGTCAGGAGCATCTTGCCCGACCTAGTCACTAGTCGGTAGCGCAACGTCTCAACCCAATCAGGAGGGACAAGCTCGTCGCACCAGATCATGTCCGGCTCGCCACCTTCGATGACCTTCTTCTCCTGACCGTAGTTCATGAAGAAACATTGGCTCCGGTTTGGCAGGACGAACGTCGCGTCGGTGAAGCCGTTCTTCTGCGAGTATTGGATGTTCGTTACCTTGGTCTTCTTGGCGTTCTTGAACTCCGGCGGCATGTACTTCCAGATGACCGCCTGTTGCATCTGGATGGATGTCTGCGAGGTCGTGTGCAGGCACCATATTCGCGAATTAGGCCTAGTGCAGAGAAGCTGCATGATCCGCTTGGCCGCGTACTCGGTCTTACCGGCTCGGTTTCCGCCCATGATAAGCAGCTCGTTTCCGGACATGAGCAGGCCGTCGGCCTCGCGCCAATGATCCGGCTCGAATCCATGCCTGTATGGGTCGGCTACCTCGGCCTTTATTTTTTCCTCGCGGCGCTTCAACACCTCGACGACGCCTTCTGGACCTATCTCGCGCGCCAAGTCTATCAGGTCTTCGCGGGACGGAGTGTGTATGATGGGATGCTTCGTCACCATCAGCGGGGCTTCCCGCGTCCCTATGTTGACCTGATCGAACGACATTTAGTAGCTGTTTCCGTACAGCGGAAGCGTACTCCTGTAATTTCGGCCCATCTGAAGCAGGGCTCTCTTCATGGCCGCCGAATAGCCGGCACCCACGGGCGCCCATCCGTCCTCGACGGCCTTGTGCACCCCGACTATCGGAACCCCGTTTGAAAAATCCATTGGCGTGAACGTTACGGCGCCCCTCGTGAATTGGGACCTGTGGCCGAAGAAGTTTACGCCGGCGTACGGCTGTCTGGCGGCCGACAGGCCGCCATCGTTTTTTATTTTTCGCTGACTCGCGTACTCTCTGCCTGCGATGCGAAGGGCTTGCATCCTAGCACCCCACCTGACCGCTTCGAGCTGCTCCTTGAAGCTGGCTCCGATCTTGAGCTCAGGTCCTGTTTTTTGTCCGCCAGCGGCCAGCATTCCGGCCAGCCCGTCTGACACCTTTACCATGCCCCCTTTTCTTTCGCCGCCGGCCGCCAGCATTCCGGCCAATCCGTCGGAGACCCTTACGACGCCGCCTTTACGCTCGCCGCCGCGCTCAAGCATCCCCTTGAGCGACATGGCGTCCGATTTGTCGTCGAAGTACTCGCGCTGTTGCTGGACGTAGTTCTGAAGGTTGATCGCCGCGTTATAGTGGACGGCGGCGGTCTGGGCCGCGTCCTCCTGCTTCCTGAAGAGCGCGCCCATCGAAGCCGCGGTATCCGGGCTGGCGTCCTCCGGCGTATCGTTCGCCCGGGCTCGATCAAGCTGGGCCTGCCTTACCTGTCGGTAGGCCTCCTCGCTGCCCTTGATTAAGTCCGGCTCGTCGGGCATTTACTTGCAGCCCTTGTAGCCCTTCCAGCCCTTGCCACATGACGAGCCCTTGTCGGACTTGTCGGACTTGGCGTAGCCGGGCTGCTTGCGCTCGTAGGCTTCGTAGCGGGCGGATTCAGCCCTCTCGGACTTGCTGCTGGTTTCCTTGTTTGAGTTGTATGGCTTCTTCATGTTTGCGCCTGATGGTTGTGAAAAGTTTCTGTGGGCTGTCCGGGCGGAGCGAGCATATGAGCTTGCTCCCCTTGCGGTCGACGAGGATTTCGGCGCCGGGGTAGAACAGCCTTGCGTCGGCTACTATGACGTTGTGGGACTTGCCGTCAATGAGGACAGTCATGATCCGGTGGTTCGGCCAATTCGTCCGCGATACGATGGCGAGCTTCGGCCAAGACTCCTGAGGCTTGTCGCAGATGCCGAACTTCTCGTACACCTTGCGGGTGCCGGCCTCGGTGAAGACGATCGGGCACATGTGCTCGGGCTTCTCGCCCTGTCTGAGCCGGTTCCAATCCTCGCCGGCCTTGAGGTTGTCGCGACGGAACCGGACCATCTCGTCCCTAGGCAATCCGAACCGCGCTATTATGTCCTTCTCAGTCTGCATGGTGTGAGGCGTAAAGGGCTTCGACGAAGGCCTCGTCGATCCAAGGAGCCGGACAGACGCGGATGCCGACGAACGGCTTGTGGTGGCGGCACTTGACCACCTGACCGAAGACCACCTGAGAGTCGTCGTGCCAGAAGCCTTCCTTGGTCAGCACGTCGCAGATGGTCTTAGGCAGGTTGTCCCAATCCGGTTTGACCGTATGCGGGAGGCTCTTGCGCCTGTCGCCCTTGTTCAGGGGGAAGGCGAACGTCATCCTGAGCCAAAGCGGGCCCTCGAGCGGCTTGTCCGGCTTGTGCTTCTGGATGTGCTTGGCAAACTCCTGCCCCCAAATCTTGACCTTGGATTTCGACGTCTTGCCGATGAACTGCCGTCCGTCGCGCGTCTTGAGGATCCTTAGGTCGGTCTGGTGGGTCGTCCGTATCGGTTCTATGTCGACGGTGAAATCAACGCGGAGTGGATCCTTGCTGATGAGCTCCTTCGTTGACATGGGCGTAATAACGAAGACACTACGGAACCATGTCAAACGATAATGGACGCTTGGACACCTCTCCGAGCTCGGACCACAACGCCTCGCGCGTCGACCCGCAGCGTCGGGCAGCCGTCGAGGAGCTCCTGAGGGCCGGCAGGCCGATCGACGAGATCGCCAAGCTCCAGCGGATGTCCCCGAACAACGTCATGGCCATCAAAAGGTCGATGCCGGAGGCAACCGGCCTTAACGACGAGTTCAAGGCGGCCACCGTCCGGAACCTGAAGTCGTTCGTCCAGCAGGCCAGCCAGAAGCTGGTCGACGAGCTGGACAGCCTGCACGTCTCCCAGATCCCAATCGCCATGGGTATCGCCATAGACAAGATTCAGGCCCTCCAAGACCAGCCTCAGGCGGTCGTCGAGCACAGATTCACGATTGACCACAAATCCCTTGACCAACTCCTCAAAAGTAGGGGTAAGGACCTGAAGAGCGCGAAGGAAATCGTCATAGACGGCCAATTTGAGGTGTCCAAGCCGGAGGAAACCGCAAAGTTCCTCACTTGGGCCAAAGACCCTAAGGGGGATTTTTTGGATTCGAGCAGTACGTCTGGCAACCCGTCGATACAGAAGACGGACGACGAGCTTCAACCCCCCCCGCCCCCTTAATCATGACCGATGGACGTCGGATTTGATTTCGCACAAGATCCATTATGTCTAATTGATGAACCAATATGAGCTCAAAGCTCATCATTCCGTCCATCTGACCGGCAATCTGATCGATACCCACTTGACAAGGGGTCGTTCTTTAGGAGCCTACCACTAGGGGGTCACGCGTTAATATCGATCCTAGCTCAATCCCAATCGGCTCAGAACGAGCTGGGACAGGCTAACCGGTAGTAAGCTCGTCCTTACCCTGATCTGGCCTCCTGAGGCATCCTAGGCTATGGAAACGGGCCATTGGCAGGACGACCATTTCCTCGATGGCCTTGGGGTCGTCTGGTCGGTCGGTACGGCCGGCGCTGATGACTTTGGGATAGTATTGTTCGACGCCTACCTTGGCATACCTGACCTTGTCGGTCTTGGCACAATGGACGATCAGGAAGGCTGGCCTGTCGGTGACGTTGGATAGGTCCATGAGGTAGTCCCACTTGGCCTTGGACAGCCAATAGTCCTGCCGGTGTTCGGAGCGACACTTGACCTCTGCGTAGGCGTGGGCGTACATGCGGTCGTCGCTATGGTCATGCCGACATAGGGCGTAGTCATGCTGGGCCATGGGATGGCTGATTACCGGAGTGGCGTTCCAATGTAGCGCTACAAAATCTATGACCTCCTGCTGTCGACGTCGATCCGCGTGGCTCTCATAGATTGGTATGGACATGGCGTGTGCTCTGATCTGAATTGGTCCGGTATGGCACGCAAACCTAAAAACAACAAACGCAGGAACAACAACAAAATCAAGGCTAGGGTGAGCACATGCCCGGCTGACAAACTTGGGAGCGATGTGCCGGCCAAGCACCGCACATGGTTCGATGATGTGATCGACGAGAACGATGAGCTCTCTGGTGCGATAATGCTGGAGCCGCGCGAGCAGCTCGATGAGGCAATCGTCGGATGGGATATGGATGGCCACCATGTCATCTACAGCTACGAGAAGCTGGTGGCCGTATTCTACGAGGCCTTCGACGATGAAGATGAAGATGACCGCATGGTGACGGCCGTGGAGTGGGTCGATTATAATGTGGTGCGCGGAGTGGGATACATGGGCGAGCGTCGGCCGATCATAATACGCACCGGCGAGCGCGAGTGATTTGAAGGGCCCATAGCTCAATGGTTAGAGCAGTCCCCTCATAAGGGATTGGTTCTCGGTTCAAGTCCGGGTGGGCCCACCAAATTGATTTCATTGGATATCAACTACTTGCGGATATCTGGCGAAATAATGGGTCAAACGCATTGACATGGATCATATGCTGGTCAAAGTCATTGCCTCACACGCATCACGCATATGAAAAAAGACAAAACACTAGACCAGCTTGAACAGCTGGTAGAACGCCACGCCGAGCTCCGTAAGGACATGCTCAAGGCCGAGAAGGAAATCAAAGCCCATCTCGACAAGCACCTCGAAGGAGCGAACGGCAAGAAACTCGCCCGGGTCATCGACCTTGCCCTCAAGCTTAAGTACGGCCATGCCTAATTGGGTAATGAATGACTTCGTGGCGTTCGCCGCCACGCGCGAAGAGCTCGACGCTCTCCTCGACCTGATCCTCAGCAAGACGGAGAGGCAGGAGGCCACCTTCGGCCGGCTGTTCCCCGACTACGACCCCAAGCGCGAAGATTGGTACGATTGGAACGTCCAGAACCTCGGCACCAAGTGGGAGCCTACTGATCTGGATGTCTATGGCCCTATCAACGCAGACAAGGCGTATGGTCCGCGCTCATGGCGTCTCGACCTCGTGTTCTCCAGCGCATGGAGTCCGCCTCTTGGCATCATGAAGAAGATCGCCGAGCGTTTCCCCAAGCTGAAGTTCCGCATCAAGTACGATGAGCCGGGCATGTCCTTCAGGGGGCATCAATGGTGGAACAACGGCAAGATGACCAAGGACTCGTACACCGACTACTGACATGCCCATCACGCACAACAGGCCCAGCCCCAAGCTCGTGGCCGCAGACGTCGAGGCCGACCATGAGCGTCGTGCCGCGTTCGCGGCTTATCGGCTTGCCGGCATGGGGGCCAAGGTCAAAGTCAATGGCATCGCGTACGACAACAACAGCAGGAGCCTCCTGCTGGATCTCGTCAATGACATGACGGGGCGCATCCCGCACGGACACATTTCCCAACCCAACACAAAATGAGCGAACAGAAAAACACGCGCGTCACGATCAATGACGCCGAAAACTACCACGACGCAGACGTGGTCATCACCAACCCGCAGGCCATCGTCCCGATGTTCTACCGGTCCGACGAAGGCCTCAACCAGAGCTACATCAAGAAGGTTCTGGACCATGGCATGCACACGGCCCGCAAGATCGTGGACGAGCAGGACGAGCCCACCGATGACATGCTCATCGGGAGCGCGTTCCACGCCATCATGAGCGGCAAGCAGGACATCATCGACTCCTTCATCAAGGTGCCGAAGGTGGATCGTCGCACCAAGGAGGGCAAGGCGCTCCATGCGTCCTTCCAATCCCTTGCGGCCGACGGCAAGACCATCATCGGCGAGAACCTGTGGGAGCAGGCCGAGGCCCTGACCGGAGGAGCCAAGCGTGTGCTTGAGTCCGCGGTCGACCTCAAGTCCGGCAAGCTCATCACCGAGGTCCCTCTCAAGGGCATGGCCAAGGCCACCTATCGCATGCGTGACGACTACGCCGGCTATTGGTCCAAGGACATGAAGGACGACGACAGCCACCAGCTCGTCATCGAGCGCGTGGTCAAGGGCCAGCTCGACGCCATCTTCGTCCCCGACAGCGACAAGGAGCCCATCGTGGTCATCGACTACAAGACGGCTCCGAGCTCGACGATGGGCAAGGTCATCAAGAAGGCCCGTGATGACATGTGGAAGCTTCAGGCTTCGCTGTACGCCGGGCTCGCGTCCGCGTATTACAACAGGCCCGCGCTGGTCATGTACATCGTGGCCGGCAAGGATACCGGTGCTCCGCGCGCCTATCTGTTCGGCCAGAAGTCCATCATCGAAGGACGCCAGATGCTCGCCAACGGCATCATGCGTATCGCCACTCAGTCGCTGGATCAGAGCATGACCGACGACGAGTACTTCGGCATCGCCGTCATCTGACATGAGCTCGTCCGAACACATCCGGCGTCTCGGCTTCGACGCGTGGGCTGACAGCAAGCTCGTCAACGCCATCGAGGACACGCCCTACATCATGCAGGGCGAAGGCAACGTCACCTACGAATACGAGGACGTGACCATCAGGCTCGATTGGAAGCCTGACGGCTACACGGCCAGCATCCGGGCCTACACGCCCGAGGGCTGGAAGGAACGCTCGACCAGCCACAAACGATGAGCGACATGCTTAGCAAGGCCAGCCTTCCGTTCAAGGGCGTCTGGATACCCGCCAAGATATTCAGCGATGTCACGATCAGCACGAACGCCAAGCTCCTCTGGTCCATCATCCACATCCTCTCGAACGAGAATGGCTGCTACGCGTCCCGGGCCACGCTCGGTGCGTACCTGAACTGCTCTGACCGGAACATCCAGCTCCTGATCGGGGAGCTGGATGTTCCGGTCAGAGCAGTTCAGGTACGCACCGAGCG